ATGACCACCCCCATGATCATCCTCGCCCTCGCGGCTGCCGTGGCGTTCTGGTGCTTTTGGCTGGGGGAGGTGGGCGTCATCGACGTGCCGGACGACGTGGAGTGTGACGGGGTGGGGAAGGTGATTGAGGAAAGAGAGTGGGAGACTCCAAAGAACGGGGAGGATTCTAGTGGCGTAAAAGTGCGAGGTCAGGCAGGGTGGAACTGAGCGAAAGGACGTCGCGAAAGCGAGAAGTGATGAAGTTTCAATCGCAGGGAGCGGATCGCAGCACGGGTCAATCTACTTCGCGGGTGATTGAGGCCCCAGATATTGGTCAGGCCCGAATAATCGCGGAGCGGGGTATGATCGTCTCTAAGCTGGCGCTGCTGAAGGATGATCCAGCCCCACCAAATCAGCCGGCAGCAACGAGCACAAGGCCGGCCGCTCCGGATGATGCTTATTCCGACATCGTGAGCGGCGCAAAAGTTCTCCGTGCGATTGCCACGGCCCTTAACCTGCTCGGGGCAATCTCGATTCTGATAGGCGCTGGGGTTTGCGTATTCTTCAGTATGCAAATTGGAGACAGGAGCGCATTAATGATATCCCTTGCATCCTTAATCTCCGGAATCATGTACGCCATACCGCTTTTCGTCGTGGCGGCATTGATTCGGATGCTTGCGGCTGTTGGCTTGGCAATTCGAGACATCGCAAAGGGCTAACAGCATCCCGGCTGCACCTGTGCCACGATCGCCTCCACGGCCTCCAAACACACCGCCTCCAGCCGCCGCGCCACCCCCGCCCCGTCCACCAATGACCGCATCCGGCTCCGCATCGTCGCCCGAAGTCCCGCTAGCGTTCGCAATTCCGTTGACGCCTTGGCGACGTACTCCACTTCGTCCCCCGCAACGAGTCCTGCCAGTCCCACCGCCCCCAACAGTTTATCCCCCATCGAATATTCGTCCCCGCGAAGCACGATCGACGGCACGCCCTGCCAGAGCATGTCGCACGTCGTCGCCCCGCCGCCGTAGGGGAAGGTGTCGAGGTGGACGTCGAAGCGGTCGGCGAGCCGAAGGTAATCGGCGTGCGCGGCGGGCCGGTCGACCAGCTCCAGCCGGTCGCCGGGGATGCCGGCGGAAGTAAGCATTTGACGGGCGACCCGGTTGGATTCGCCGCCCTTCACGACGACGATCAGCCGGGAGGTGGGCGTGTTGGTCAGGATCCTTCCCCACGTCGCCGCGACGCCCTGGTTTATTTTCGCGGCGCGGTTGACGCTGCCGAACGTGACGAAGCCGTTGCGAACGGCCGGCGACTCCGATACGGGCGGGTAATCGGACGGGTCGTAAGCCCAGCCGACTTCCCGGTCGATATTGCGGCCGATCAGCGTGTCGCCGGCATAGCCAATGTAGGTGAATTGGACCGGGGCTGGACGCATGGCGTGGACCATGATCCGGCTGCCCCGCTTGTGGCCCTGGGTATCGATAAGTACGTCGATGCCGTTGGCTTTGATCTGTTGAGCAAGTTCAAGGTCGGAGAGGTTATAGGTGTCTCGCCAGTTCCCCGCTGTCATCCGAAAGGTTTGTGTCATCCTGTTGCATTCCCGCACATCGCTGTAGACGTAAGGCACGCAACGGCTGTGATCGTGATGGATCAGTACCGGCAGTAGCATTGACGCCACCGCGCAATGCCGGAACACGTCGCCTATGTACGCGATTCGGAGCGGACGTTTGCCGTCCCAATCCAGCTTCGCCGGGCTGTGCCAGGGGCCGAACCGTTCGAGCCAGTCCGCATGCGCGGCGAGGTCGTAGCCGGCGTGGAGGGAGTAGCCGAGGTAAACCGATTCGGCTTCGGCATTTTCGCTGGCCTTCGCCACGGCCTTGATTTCCGGGAGCGCCTCGTCGATCCGCAATTGTTCAATCTTCACCATCGCTAGCGCCCCCCTGCATTGCAGGTCGTCGCTCCCGGCGAGCACGTCGACCGCCTCCTCGAATCGACCGGCCCGCGCCAAGAAGTCGCCGAGGTTGGTGGTCGCCTCCGGGTGCCCGGGCCAGCGCGACAGGACCATCCGGTAGCCGCGTTCGGCGCGCTCCGGCTCGCCCGCGTCCCCGAAGGCAATCGCGAGGTTGGTGTAAAGGTTCGGGTCATTCTTGTTGAGCGCGAGTTTGCCGCGGAGGACCGCTATCGCTTCCAGCGGTCGTCCGCTTTGGATGAGGGAGATTTCGTGGTCGTAGGTCATTCGGCCGATCATACAAAGTCAAAACCGCCAGAGACGTTCCAACGGAAGATGCACATGCCGTTGGGATTGACCACGTACCCGTCGATCCAACTGCAATCCGTCGGGCAAACCGCCGGGGCGGGGCCGATATCGGCGGGCGTTGGGAGTCCGGTATTTCCGCAAGCCGTGCCGCTCTGCCGGGAGCTGCTGTTGTTCGGGCCGTCGGCACTGTACTTGTGCCACGCGCCTTGCAAAAGCCCGTCGCCCTCGTCGTCCCAGGTGGCGATCGCCGGGCAAGAGCCGCTGGGGCTCGACCCCGACCAGCCGCCGTTACTGGCGTTGCCGGCGATGTTGGAATAGGCGTACCAGTCGCTCCCGCTGCTCTGGATGTTGACGGCGTTGGTGGCGGTCCCGTAGGCGTAGCGCCGCCCGACCGCGTAATCGTAGCAGGCGATGGACCCGCCCCCGTTGCACTTGGCGCGGGTGGACGCGGCGGCGAACGGGTTGGCGTTGGCACCGGACGAACTTGCGGCGTAGTTGGCTTTGGCGTTGTCCTGCGCGCCGCTGCCGCCGGCGAAACTGATGTTGCCGTTGTCCTGGCCGAACTGGGCATTGTTGGCCCCGCCCCCCGTCCACAGGGCGTTAGCCTTGGTGTGGATCAGCGCGTTCGCCGCCGCCTTCAACTCGTTAAACAGGCCGATTGTCACCTCGTCGCCCTTGAGTGCCCGCCCGTAGTTGGTGGTGTAGGTCGGTTCGTTGGCGGTGGGGTCGGTGAGCCAGGGGAGGCCGTTGCGCGGGTCGTTGCCGGGGGGCACGATCCAGGCCGAGCCGTTCCACTGCCACACGCCGCCGGGAGTGTTCTCGGTGATCGTGTACGTGGACCCGACCGGCGGGGCCGAGGCGAGGGCGGTGAAATACAGCCGCTGGTCGTCGTTGTCGGAAATGGTCAGCGTGTGAACGGTGGCGTCGGGATAGACGAGCGTCAGCGTGCGACCGCGCCACCGGTCCGCTTCGTACTTCGGCCAGCGCACTTCGTAAGCCTGTCCGCTGGCCGAACTCGGCAGGGCGTCGCCCCAGAAGATCTGCGCCGGGGAGTTGCCGAAGTGGGCCGTGACCACGCGGTAGTAATCGATCCCCGAAATGGTGACCTTGACCGCGAAGCCGAGCATGCCGGCGGCGCTGAGCCCCCAGAAGCCGTTGCCGTTTTTCCCGGTGTCGGTCAGGTCGGTGGTGCTGCCGCCGGTGGCCGTGCCGCTCTCGGTGTGCAGCACCCCGCCCGGCCACCAGTTCTTCGTATTATCCGCAATCCACATGGTGTCCGACGCCGTGACGGTGCCGCTCATGCTGGCGACCAATGCTGCCTGGTGGGTGGGGTCCAACACCCCCTCGTAGAAGTTGTTGTAATACCCCTGGAAGCCGTGCGTGTCGCTGGTGAGGATTTCCGGGTGGATGGTGGGGTCGTTCCAGTTGTCGCCATCGTACCGCGCAACACCGGTCGCCCCGGACACGAAACTGCGGAAGCCGTTGGCGTCGTTGACGATCCCGACCGGGTTGCACTCTTTGTACTTCGCGCTGGCGTTTCGGTTGGTCCAGGTGCCGGGGTTGGCGCTGGTGGGCGGGTCGATCGGGTTGCCGGTGATCGCGTCGGGCGTCGGCACCCAGCATTGCTTGCGGTAGAGGTATAGAAATGCGTTGCGGTAAATGCGCGTCCACCCCAGCGAGATGACGCAGGTCCTGCTCTGGTCGTTGGTGCCGAACGACCCGCTGTCTTTGTTCAGGTGGCCCGCGCGGTCGCACGAGCCGGTCCCGGCGCTCTGGACCGATCCGTCCGCGTTGATCACGGCATAGTAGACGTTGATCGGGAAGTACGGGAACGAGAAGCCGCTGATGTCGATGCCGCCCACCCCGCCGGTGTTGTCCAGCGACCCGGTCGCGCCGGTCTGCGAATTGATTCCCGCCTGCGAAAACCACGTCGCCCGCACGAGGGACGGAATCACGGTGGCGGTCGAGCCTTCGTGATTGACCGGCGCGACCCACGCCGAAGCGTTTGGGATGTCCCCCACCAGGTTTTCCAGGGCCAATTGCCAGCCGTGGATCGTGCGGTACAGGTCGGGGGTGTAATTCTTATCGGCGGGGTTGAGCGTGTCGGTGGGGTCGGTCCACAGGTCGACGTCGAAGCACGCGAAGGGCTGGGCCCCGGAGATGGTGTTGAGCGTGACCGAAATCGCGGGGAGCTTGGTGCCCCCGACGGTGTCGGTGGGGTTGGTGGGGAGGCGGGTCCAGTAGTTGTCGAATCGCGAGTTGTACCACGCGAACGGCGGCCCCGCGTACGGGCTGTTGAGCGAGTGCATGTCGTTGTAGGAGCAGAGGCCGTCGATGAAGCCGTAGAACCGCCAGCGGCTGGGGTTGCCCAGTGTGTTCAGTGCCGCCACCACGCCGTATTGCCCGCTGACGGTGTAGCTCTGGCGGGCGAAGTAGAGGTTGGTGGCGTCGTTGCCGGTGAGGGTGATGCGCTTCAGCAGCGTGTCGGAGCCGGCGACCATGAGCTGGTAGCCGCTGGCCCATGCGTTCAAGGGGAAGCTGGCGGACGCATCGTGCGCGCCGACGGCGGTACATTGGGCGGTGATTGTGCCGGTGGCAACTAAATCGTCGGGCGAAGCGAGCGTGTAGGTGAACGTGTCGGCGTCCACCACCGTCACACTGAAGGTGCCATTGAATTGCGAGCCGCTGCTGACGGCCCCGGCAATGGTGACATTGTCGCCGGTGACGAACTGGTGACCGGTGACCACGGCGGTTGCGGTGGTCATGCCGTCGCCGGTGAGCGATGTGACCGGCTGGAGCGCCCCGGCGGTCAATGCGAGGTCGGCCCATTGTTCCTGGTCATTGGGCCACGCCAGCCACCGCTCGTGCCACCACTCGCCGTTCTGGCGGATGACGTGGTAGGTTTTGCCCACCATCGCCGCGATGAGGGCCGCGGTGGTGACGGCGGGGTAGTGGAAAGCGCCGGTGGCGAGGTCGAGGAGGATGTGGTCGGTCGAGGAATCGACCTTGAGCGTGGTGGATGTGCTGCCGTAGACGTGCAGGTGGATGACCTGAGTCTCGTCGAACAGGTCGTCGATGATGACGTCGTAATTGGCGGGGGTGGGGGAGTGGCCGGTGAAGCCGAAAAACCGGTTCGCGGCGGTACCGTCGCCGGCGTGGGTGAGGGTGAAGGACCCGTCGCCGTTGTCGCTGGCGGCGGTGATCGTCCCCGACGACCACGCGAAATTTCCCACCGGCCAGGTGAGCCCGCCGGCCGCCCACGTCCGCTCGCGGATCGCGCGGGGGAACTGGGAGAGAAACGCATAGTCCATCGCGTCCTGACCGGACGCTGGATTGATCCAGCCCATTTGGGAATAACCGTTAAATCAAGGGGTGGAGTCGCGGAAATTCCCAGCCGGTTTGTCGTTGGGCAACCATGGAAAATACTTGTCCTTGGTATTGGCCGATGGGAAGCTTTGCCGCGGCGGTGGCGGCGGGTTGTTGGGATATGATTTGGGCCGACCGCTGGCTCATGATCCGGATGTTGTGAAAATCGTTGGCGACGTTGTCCCCGCTCAGCGCATCCACCTTGTTGATGATGCGCATGAGATTTTCGTACGTTTCGTCGGAGAGCAGGACGGCCATTTTTTAGACTCCCGGAATTAAGCCGGTAAAGGGAATGTCGCGGAAGCGGCGGTAGTGGAGGATGTAAATGAAGCCGCCGGGGACGCCCAGGGCGGTTTTCTTTTCGTACCTGAGAAGCGGATTATTGGTGATCGGGGTGGGGTTCGGGACGGCGGCATTCAGGCCATATCCCACCCTAATGACGGGATCCAGCGGCTTGCCTTCAAGGTCCAGATAGGCGGCCTCCGTCAATTTCACAGGGCCAATGGTTGTGTCGGGTACTCCAGAGGGGCGGTAGAAGTAGTCGGTAACCGGCCCGTTGCCGGCCGGATCGGTGCTGATTCTCGCCCGCCACCCGATCGTCCCTTTGTTGACGCGACGCACGTCCCACGCGTCAGAAAATTGATTGACATCGGTCGCGTAACTGCCCCGCACTTCCATGCACCATCGCACTTTAGGGAACGGCGAGATGTTCGTGAAGGTGCCCACCGGCGCATAGCTCTTGAGTCGCACGGTGCCGGGGCGGAGCGACGTGTTGAAGGCAACGCCCTTGATCTGGAAGGCGTCGGAATTGAGTGTGTTTTCGATGGTGCCCGCGTAATCCGCGTCGTAAAAGGGAACGAATCTTTCGACGATCAACGTCCGCGTGCCGATATCGGTCATGCTGGGCGGGTCGAACGGCTGCCCCGCGGCGGTGACGATGGGGGAGCCGTTCGGGTCGTATTCCAACTCGGCCGAAGTCAGCGACGGTTGCCACGAAATGATCGGGGGCTGGTGCAGCGGGTCCAGGCCGAGGGTGACGTTGGGGAAGCCGTACTCCCCCGTGACGAGGGTGATGTTGAGTCCCTCGTTGCGGTCCGCCGACGTGTTCAGGCAGGACAGGAAACCCGAAAGCGGGTGTTCCGTCCCGATCGCCAGCGGGTAAACGCCCGGTGCGCCCGCCGCGGCGGCGTTGAGCGCGTCCTGCTCGCTGGCGGCGTAGGCGACGCAGAGCGTGCGCGTCGCCGTCCATTTCGTCACGTCCCAGTCGTAATGGAGACGCCGGGCGGACCAGTTTTCTGTGACTTCGACGGCCATGTTTATTTAACGGTGATGGATTTAATGAGGTCGTCGAGCGACTGCTGGATCTTCGCGGCGTCTTGCCCCTGGGCGATGATCGCGTCGACGATCTTCTGCTGCATTTCGAGTTGCCGGTCCTCGAACGACCGCACCCCGGCGGCGAAAGTCTCGCGCATTCCGGTATCCCCCGCGCCCATTTCGTTCTGCTGGGAAAACGGGGACGTGGGCGGTCCTATCTGCCCCATCTTCATCTTCGCGACTTCGGCCTTTTGCATCGCGTCGTAGACGGGGAGAAGTGCCAGCAATTTCTTCCGCTCCTCCTCCGGAAGGTTCTGCGCTTCGCGGAGGAGGCGGTTGAGTTCCGCCCGCTTGACGTTGTATTTTTCCTGCACCCCCAGCACTTCCGAGGCCGCCCGCGCCGCCTGATTTCCCATCGCGGCCTCTTCCTTCAGGATGTCAAGACGCAGGGACGCGACCGTGTGGCGGCGCTGGTCCGCCTCGTCCTGTGCGGAGTTGGCCGAGTCCTGCTTGAGTTTCGCCGCGTCCGCGGAAAACCTTTCGTTGATCGCCTTCCGCTTCGCCTCCGCGTCCTCCTGAATCCGGCGCGATTCGTCCCCGGCGGCGGCGAACTCGTTGGTCCCGCGCTCCTTCGACCGCTTGGCCGCGGCCTCCTGTGCGGCGGCGATCGCCTGATCCTCCGCCCGCTCATTTTCCTCAATCTCCCGCTGGTGCTGCCGCATCAACAGGAGCAGATCGGCGTCGCCGTTCTGGTGCTCCCGCCGGAGCCGCTGGGCCTGTGCCTGCGCCTCAAGGTCCGCCGCCTCCTGCCCACTTCTAAACGTCTCGTCCTTGTGCTGCCTGTTTTCGTCGCGGTCCTGTTCCGTGCGGAGCTTGCGGTAGCGGTCCCGAATCTCCTGCACCTCGGCCTCGCTCGCCTGCGTCCGGTTCGCCACCTCGGCCTGCATGTCGCCGACCACGCGGTTCTGCGCCGGCGTGCGGTTCCAGTGCTCCCGCTCATACCGCTCCAGCCTCTCTCTCGCCGCCGCGACCTCGGCCATGCCGGCGTTGGCCTTGGCGTCCACTTCGATCTGTTCCGCCGTCGCCCCGTTGAGGCGGTCTTGCGCCAAGATCAGTGCGGTGATCGCGTCCGCGTTGGCGTTGTACGCCTCCCGCTGCGCGGCATAGGTTTCGAGGGCGTACCTCCGCATCCCCTCGCGCGACCGCTGCCTGTTGATTTCCGCTTCGCTGGCCCCCTCCTCCACCAATCTCGCCGCGCGGTAATCCCTCCACGCGCTGATGACCTCCTCAATCGCGCCGGCCACGTGGCCGAGGACGGGTACGTTTTCTTTGAAGGTGTCGTTGATCGCCAGGAAAATCGCGCGGTCCCGCTCCGCCTCGTTTCCCGCAAGCTCCATCTCTTCGGTGTATTTGCGCAGGAATCCGGAAGTGATTTCGGCGCTCTTGGCGACCGCCTCGAACGCCCCGACGACTACCGCCCCGCCGACCGCAGACTTGACCAATTCCTCGCCGCCGCCGCTCTCGAGGAATTCGGCCAAGCGGTGCTGAAATGAGTTGAACGCGTGCGCCGTCTCGTCCCGCGCGGTGAGCTTGATCGATACTTCTTTGGCCTGTTCCGCCATGATTAAAATCCGAGGGGTTTGGACGCCCGGAATTGGTCTTCAATCTCCCACGCCAGCCGGCAGCATTCGACGAACTGGTGGGACTGGTCGAGGGTTCCCCCCGGAATGGGATAGCGGTTGCGCTTCGCGTCGGGGGCGTAGAACTTCACCAGCCCCCATACGTCGGGCGTGATGACGTCGAACGGGCAGGTTTCCAGCGGCTCGGGGTCGAACTTCGCGCCGCCGCACCGCGGGCACTTGATTTCGCCTTCGGTGTCGAAGCCTACGGAACCGTCTCCGCCGCACTGGAGGCAGGGGATGTTGATCCGGTCGTGGCCGCCGGAAGGCTTGTGGCACTTTCGCTCGCCGAAGCATTCTTCGCAGAGTTTTCCGTAGCGGATCGCCGTCGCAAGAGCGATTTTTTTTTAAGCAGGAAGTCGATCTTCACCAACTCCGTGGCCCGCCCGATCAGTTCCCACTTTTCCATCGGGGACAGGACGTCGTCGAAGGACCCGACCGCGAAAGGCTTGTCGATGTTCCTCCACGTCACCAACTGAATCGCGAGGACCCGGTTGAGCAGGTCGTTTATGTCGACATTGACGTCGCCGCCCCGGTCCTTTTCGTAGGCTTCGGCCGTCAGCCGCCCCACCTCGATTGCGTCGCGGCAGGTCAGGTGGCGGCAGACGAAGGTCGGGCGGGGTTCCGGCTTTTCGGAGTCGAGAACGAGAACGACGTCGACGGTTTGGGAGGGGTCGAGGGCGATGGGCATGTGGATAACCGAGCTTTCAATATGTCAAATGGTTTACGAGAAGATCATCGTTACTTCGTCGTCCCCGGCGCTCTTGGCGCAGACGAATTCGAGCTGGTCGCGCTTCAGTCCGGACGAATCCTTGTCCTCCGGCGCGGAGTTGAGGGCGAGCACTGGGGCCGTCAATTCAAAGGCGTTGCCGGTCGTTCCCACCTTGAGGTCGAACGCGTAAGTGGTCGCCGCCGCGTGCGCGGCATACCAGTCCTGGGTCCCCAGCGGCAGCGATTCGGGGTCAATGCGGATCATCGGCTTGCGGTCGGTAACGACGGCGGCGCGGTAGCCGCTCACGTCCGTCGGGTCTTCGCGCAGGTAGACGGTCGCGCCCCAGTCGAATTCGAAATCACTGATGCGGTAGACGGTCCCGCCAACGGTGAACGTGGCGCCGGCGAACCGTGGGGGGATTTGTGTCGGGTAGGTGATCGCGCTGGGGATGGCGGTCGACGTGGGCGCGACCCATCCGCCGGTGAAGGTCCACGTAATGAGCAGCGGGTCGCCGCTCTTGCCTTTAATCTTGAATGTTCCGGCGCACCCCTTGGCGGACATCAGTCGCCCCGCCTCGTAAGAGCCGATCGTCGCCGTATTCATCGGATTCGCGGCGGTGGCAGTCTGCGGAGTAAACGTGCCCGCGGTGTTCAGCATTCCGCACGCCGGTAGGAGGATCGTCGCCCACGCCGGCGCTCCGGTGTTGGCGAAAACCTCGCTGGTGAACGTGACGGTCGCCTTCCTCGCCCCGGGAACGGGCTTGAGTTTCGAGAGGTACTGCTGCCCCTGCCGTTCGTAGGCGGGGATTTCCGGCTTGATGTTGATGTCGCGCAGCACGCCGAAGACGCCGCACGCCGCGGCGTCAATGGCGGCGGCGGTGCCCGTCGTGGTTTCGGCCGCGACGCCAAAGACCCTGTTGCGGGTCAGGAGGGTTGTATCGAGCGCCATGGATTAAACCTCGGTTTGGGTTGATTGGAGCGGGTCGGGCGAGAGCGCCTTGAAGGCGTACGCCTTGGCTTCCGCCAGCGTCGGGAACGCCAGGACGTCGCCGGTGGTCGGGATCAGGATGAAACCCTGTTCTTCCGGCCACACGTCGAATCCCGCGTCACAGTGGGCGGGCTGGCCGGGGTGTTGGTCCCGGGGAATGAGCGCAAAATCAGCCAGTTTTTTGAACATTGGTGGTTCACCTCACGACGTAGGGGTCGTTGTAGTTGGTGCGGTAGCGGACGAAGCGACGGACCACCACGCCCTCGTGCTCGCCCTGCGCCCGGCGGTACCACTCGGGGGGAGTGGGCACCGTATCGTGGGCGAGATTGCCGCGGGTGTAGTCCGCGTCCAACGCCTTTTCGATGTCGCTCCGAACGTAGATCACCAGTTGGTCGGCGCTGACGGTAGAGTCCTCTACGACCGTGCAGGTGGCGACAAACAAAAACTCCTGGACCCATTCGATGACGTTGGAGTTTTGGTAATCCTTGTAGTCCGACTCCCCCAACATCACTTCGACGGTAACGCTAGCGCCGTCGGTCGTCGGCTCGCCCAGCCGCGCAGGCTCAACGCCGATGACATTGACGGTGTAGCCGGTCGCGGGCGAGACGGCTGAGACGGTGTCGAGCAGGTTCTGGCGGATGAGTTCCAGGACCGGCTTTGCTTCGGGGAGGTTGGGCATTAGTCGCTTTGGGCGTGGCCGCGGGACAGCAGCCAGTCGACCTGAGAATCGAGGTTCTTATTCAGCGCCGCCTGGGCGTCGTCGCGAACGGCTTGGAGGGTCTGTGGCTTTTCGGTCAGGACGTCGACGACGGTCGGGGCGCGTAGCTCTTTGATGGGGAGTTGGGTCGTGTAGGTCTTGCCGTTCTTCGTCCGCTTCTCCCGGTGGCCCGGTTGCCCGCGGACGAATACCCCCGTGTGCCCGGTCGGCATGGTGGCGATGAACGCGTGGGGGATGACCGTCGGGCCACTGGTCCTGACTCTCACTTCGACCCCCGCGTCGGTCTGCCTCGGCTTGAACCGCATCAGGGGGATGTTTTTGCGGTGGATGTAGATTCGGCCGCTGATGTTCTTCGGACTGGCCTTGATCACCTTCATCGTGTGAAGGATTTCATTTTTGGGGAGAAGGATTTCTTTGGCGGCGGCATTCTTGATCCCCGTCCGTAGGTGGGGCAGCGTCTTGTTGATGGCGGTGCTGATTGCCTTGGGCGTCTGGTCGCTCAGGTCGCCCAGCCGCTTCATCACGGCCGCGACCTGACCTTTATCAACCTTGAGAGTGACGTTGAGCCCGGACATCAGGCGTAGGTTTCGGAGGCTGTGTTTTTGAGGGTCCGCGTGGTGATCGCCAGCGCCGCCGGGTTGGCGGGGTTGGTGAGGATCTTGGAGCCGGGGTAAATCCTTCCCGTCGTCCACGTCACGCCCGAACTGCCGGAAACGTCGGCGGTTCCGTAGTTGTCGACCGCCGTGACGGTGCCGGTGCCGTTTTCGGTCCATGTGCCGAGATTCATGACGGCGGCAATGGTGCCGCTCCCGTTGCTGCTTGCGCTGGAGCCCTTGCCGATGGTCAGAGTTCCGGACAAGGCGCTATTCCCGTTGTAGGTTCCCCCGCTCACGGTGTTGACACTTCCGACGGCGACGCTCGCCCCGGTGTTGCAGGTTCCGTTGTTGCTGACATTGATGGGCGCAGCGGTACTCAGTTCGTACGGCTGATTCGTGGCGATCCCGACAGGGCCTCCCGTCACCGAGAAGATATTGGACGCGTGCGTTCCGATGAACCGGATCGCTTCCTGCCCCGCGTCTGCCGATGCCCCATTCGCGTTCGCCGTGCAGTTCGTTTGAACCGATCCGAAGTCAATCTTGATGCGACCGCCGCCTGTGACTTTGGAGGTCGTCGCGGAAATTCTCCAATACCCGCCGTTTCCGGCCGTCCCGATGGTGGGGCCGCCGGTGGGTATGTTGACGGTCAGGCTGTTGAGCGTAACGGTGTGCATGTCCGCCGCATTGATGACGGCAAGCACCGATCCCGGCACGCCTTGCACTACCGCGTCATCGCCGCTCGTCGGCGCGGTCCCGGTAGTACCGTCGTCTTTGGTCCAGTTGGCCCCGACGGTGGGGTCGGTGGAGCTTGTTGATGTCCAGAAGTATTTAGCCATTAAATCAACCCTTCGCCTCTTCGGCGGTGATCGACCACATTCCGGAATCCTGAGTGGCGTTGTCGACGACACGGCAGGCGGTCGACGGTTCCCCCACTTGCCATGCCGCCACCAATTTGTCCCCGCGCAGCGGGCGGTTAATGAGCCCGACGCCGGCCGTCGCACTGACCGGGATTTTGATCCGGATTTGCTTCACGCGTCCGGGGGCTTCCATCATCGGGGCGACCGGCAGTCGGTCGATAACGGCGGTGACGTTGACGGTCGCCTGCGCCTTCCCGGCGGCGTACGGGGTGTAGGGAATGGTTTCACCGAACCCGACGTCGGGATCGGCAAACCACCGGCTATCCTGCGCGATGATGTCGGAGAGGATGCCCATTAGCCCTGCCCCCGAAAGACCATGCAGGCGTCGTAAAGCTGATCGCGCTCCGCCTTATTTGCTGCCTCCATCGAACCGACGTAGGCGTATCCGTCATAGAACTGGACCGCCCAAGTGGCTTGGTCGTGGCTCTCTTTGCCTTCCTCCGGGAACTTTCGCGGAGTGAGACACTTCGGCACGCGACGCTCCATCTCGCCGATTCCCCTCATAGCTCGCACCATTTCTACGAGGCCGTGAAGCGACGGAGCGGAGAAGGTCTGCTTTCTTCCGCCAACGCTTAATTCATAGGTAAACGTAAACATGATCACTCCTCATTCGTGGTCCCCTCCCAGTGCAAAAACTCCAGCGTCCCCGCCGGGCAAATCCCCACGAGGTCCGCTTCGTGCCTTCGGCAGCAGTTCCAAACCCAAATGCCGATGCCTACCCACCCGCACTCGTCGGCGTACACGATCCGCTTGGCCGCCGATCGACGCTGGGATTCGGGGAGGTCTTTGAGGATTGACCACAGTTGTTCGCGGGAAATCGCCACAGGGGTCGGCGGAGTTGCAGTCGGCGTGGTTCATTTCAGCAGCTTGCGGGCTTCCGCGACCGACTGGCGGTGCTTGGCGATTTCTTCATCGGTGGGGACGTCCTTGGGGTCGAGGATGTCCTTGCCCGCGAAGTGGACGGCCCCGCCCGCGTTCTTGATGACCACTTGCAGGCCCTCCGCCGTCGACACCGTCTTGGTTTGGGCGAGGTGCTTTTTCATGTCCGCGCTTGTCATGTCAGGCATTGCAAATCTCCATTAAAAGGGAAAGAGGAAAACGGCGGCGGGGCGGTTAATCCCCGCCGCCGTGCTTGACCCAACCGTCGTCGGTTTAGGTGATGTTGCTGAGGAGGTAGCCGGCGTTGGACAGCAGGATCTTCTCCTGGACCTCGTGACGACTGCGGACGATGTCGGAGCGTACCGTTTCGTCGCGGTAACTCTCCATCGTGCCGCCGACCGTGCTTCCGTCGCCGCCCCAGTGGAGGGTACGGCCGACGCACGGCTCCTGGATGTCGTTGGTTTCGGCGATGTACGCGATCATCGCGTAACTGTCCGACCACAGCGGGGACAGGGTCGCCGCCTGACCCTCGTTGGCCGAGTTGTACTGCGCCCCGGCCACGAGCACGTTCTTCACCCCGAACGCCTGGGCCATCGCGTTGACCGTGATGCTGTCGGTGTTGGGGTCCTGCAATCCGCTGAACTTGATGCGGCTGATCAGGTCGGCGTTTTGCTGGAGGTTGAGGAACACGTGGTAGTTGAAAATGATCGTGTTGGGGACCACGCCCAATCCGTCATAGACCTTCTTTTTCGCGGTCGCCACATCCGCGATCGGGACGGAGGTGGCCGTCGTGCTCCACGCGGTTCCAACGGCGCCGGTCAGTCCCGAACCCGTCCACGTCGTCGTATTGAACACGGCGCTGGCGACGCGCTGCTCGTAGTTGCGGAGCACCGCGTCGCGGGCGCGGGACGCGGCGAGCTGTTCGGCGACGAAGTAACTGCCGTACAGATTCTTGTCGCGGTCGTCGACCTTTTCCTCCGCACCGTATTCGATGGTCGCGTAGGCGTCGGTCGTGAATTCCCAGTCCTGCCGGTTGTAACCACCCCGGCTCGTCCGGGTCGTGTTGCGGGCCTGGAGCAGGGATTCGATCTTGATCTTGCCGAAGGGTCCGGCCTGCTTGTCCACGTCCAGCACGGGAAGAACTCGTTGGGCGATAAAGCCCTTCTGGCTCATGGCCAGGTCGAAAACCATCAACGACGCGCCGAGTTCGGGGCGCAGCGTTGCGAGTGATGCTGAGGGAGTTGCCATTGGGATTCCTTGTTTTGAAGGGTTGCGGAATCCCTTGAGCGGAGGGGGAGCGTGAAAATCAGCAGGGGCGCCGGTGCTCGGCCGGCTCGTCGCGAAGGGAATGACCCGACGCCAAGCCCCGCTTTACTGGTTTAGGCCGCGAGGCGCTCGATATTGAGGATGTCCAGACGGCAGGAATTGCCGGCGTTGGCGACCGACCACGTGGCCGACACGCCGACGACCTGCGCCGCCGTGGTGTCGATCGCGGTGGAGGCGAGAACGGCGTCCTTGTAGGTCGCGGTGCCCGCCGCCGCCGGAACGGACTTGTAAGTCCCGACGCCGACCATCGTGCCGGACGCCCCGGCGGTGCGGATGATCAGGTCGAATTCGCCGTCGAACACGTCGTTGTTGGCGACGTCGGTGGCGGCGTGAGAAATCAGGGCGGTCCCGGTCAACCCGCCGATGTACAGCTTGATCGCGAGCGTGTCGGTCGAGTTGGTGGCCGTGGCAATGCCCTGGTAGCGGACGCGGATGCGGTCGCCCGCCGTCAGCTCATTCGCGGGAATGGAGAACTGATTGCTGAAGAGGGTTTCGGTCGTGGTGTTGGTGACCGCGGCGCTCGCGGCGGTGGCGACGTACAGCTTGCCGCTGTTGCCGGGGCCGAGCCGCAAAATTTCCACGAAGTCATTGTTGCCGGAAGCGGCGTTGAGTGCTCGACCGATCGGAAGACCGTTGGCCGTCGCCGTCACCTTGCCGCCCGCGTCCGGATAGACGAGGGCGTTGGCGGTAATGGCTCCACTGGCGATGGCGGGATGAGTCCCGTTGGCGCTGCGGAGCAGGACGTCCGCCTGATCCAGGTTGGCGAAAGTCGCGGCGGTCAACATGCCGATTTCGACGTCGTTGATGCCGGCCACGGTAACGGAATTCGCGGTGCTGCCGTTGAGTTTGACCCGGAGGCCGCGTGCGTACGCGGCGTCCACCGCAAACGTACGGTGGTTGTTCTCGTAATATTGAGACATGGGAATGTCCTTTTTGTAGGGGTTTCAGACCCGGCGGGAATCGCCGGGATTGGGCCGCGGGGATTACCGCTTTACGCGAGGCTTCTGGACGGCCGCGAGGTAGGCCGCGTGAAGCTCGGGTTTCTCGTGCACCACCTTGGCAATCGCGGCCATCTGCGTCACGCCGTTTTTCATCTCGGCCTTCCACGCCGTCTCGAAAGCGCCGACGGGATCGACGGTGGTTTCGTCCTTCTTTTCGGCTACAGCGGCGGCTTGCGCCGACGCGCCGGGAAGCCGGACGGCGGGATTGTCGGTCGCCGCCTGGGCCGCGGTCCTCGCCTGCGCCTGTTGGGCCTCGGCCAGTTTCGCGTTCGCGGTGGACAGTTCGCCCGCCAGCACGTCGGCGTACTCCGCCTTCGCGCTCTGGACGTCGTGGCCCTTGGCGAATTGCTCGCCGGCGAATTTCTCGCGGCCGGGAAAAGCAACAAGCATCGCGGCGAGGTCGGCGCGGGCTTCGGTGCGGCCTTCGGCCTTGCCGGCCTTGTGGCCCTGGGCGAGAAGAGATTTCACGGTCGCGTCTTCGGGGTTGGCCGACGCGAAAGCCTTGAACGATTCGGCGTTCATCTGGATTGTCTCCGTATAAATGGCCTGCATCGCGGCATCGAACGAGGTAATCTCGTCAACCAACCCGAGTGCCTGGGCCTTCGCGCCGACGTGAACACGCCCGTCGGCCAAGGCGCGGACGTTTTCGGGAGTCATCTCGCGACCCGTCGCCACGTCCGCGACGAACAGATCGTTTTGCTCGTTGATCTGCCGCTTGAAGTCGGCCAGTTGATCGTCGGTGATAGGCGTTCCGTCCGCCCCCGCCCCCTTCATGGTTTCGCCGTCCGTCGTGTCGGACGTGACCACCATGACCTTCACGCCCTTTTGCTCATACGCCCTGCTGGTGTCGCGCAGGATTGCCATCGTGCCAATGCAGCCGACGACGGCATTGGAATTGGCGTAGACGCGGTCGCACTGGGAGGCCGCCAGATAAGCGGCGGAGCACCCGGTATCGGCGATGTAGGCGTAACAGGACTTGACGGCACAGAAGGCGCGGATGTCCGCGGCGAGGTCGTAGGCCCCCGCGACCGTGCCGCCGGGACTGTCGATGCAAATCATTCCGCACGTCACGTCGGGGTCGCGCATCGCCATTCGCAGAGCTTGCCGGAGTTCGATGGTGGCGGTGCCCCCAATGAAGTCCTGAAAGGACGTGGGGTATTTGGTCATCGGCCCGTTGATCGAAAGCAGGGCCACGCCGTTGACGAGCCGGTACGGGAGGTCTTCCGGGTCGTCGTCATCGTCGGGGTCGTAATCCCCGTCGTCCGAACCGTCCCCGGAATCCGCCTTCTTTTTGCCCGGTCGTTCCGGGCTGAGCGTCGGGAGCGGACTGCCGGGGGCACCGTCCGCCACTGCCGCCGTGCGCCGCGACTCGGCCAGCGCGACGAGGTCCACCGACTTGGCCGTCTCGACCATCTCCCCGAACCGGCGCGGCTCGATTGCCCACAGGCCGAATAGGGAATCGGGGCGCGTGCAGCCGGTGGGAGTTGCGGCGCGCAGAACGGCAGATTTGTTTTTGGCGGGTTTTGTTTTCATGGGAATTGATCCGCTGTTCGCTATTCGTCCGTCTCGACAACGTCTTCGCCCGTCTCCGGATCGGTTTTGTCGTCGGGCGCGGCGATCGTTTTCGGAGGCAACACGCCGTTCGGAGTCAGCACCGCTTCGCGTGTCAATCCAGATTTAGAGACGTCAATCACCAACTTCGCCGCAAGGTCCTTCGCCTTCTTTTTGCTCTTGTAGATGTCTTCAAGAGTCCGCCCGTGCTGGAGCGCGATGTTCTCTTCCGAGTTGAAGCCGGCGTCGACTTCCATCATCGCCGCTTGAATTTCCTTCACCGGGTCAATCCACGCCCACCCGGGCGCAATCCATTCGTGACTCCAATAGGTCGAGGCAATTGCATCCGGAACAATGAGGGTCCCATCCTTCACCCACTTGCTGACGCGCCACTGGTAAATGCGGGACATGACCCGGTCGATGAACACCTGCTGCTGCGACCGGAACGCCCGGTAGGACTGGAGAAGTGAAGCGCGGGCGCTGCTGTAGGTGGTGCGGCTGAAATCCAGAAACACCAATTCGAGGGGAAGACCCAGCGTCAGGCCGGTAAAGCGCAGCAACGTCGAGATGAAATCCGCGAACGTCTGCGTCGGGTGCTCCGGCTTGATCTGCGTCACCTCGTCCCCGGCGCTGCCGTATTCGATCATCCCCGGCTCCATCGACTTGAGCCGCTGGGGGTTGTTCTTGGCGTTGAGTTGAGTAGGCAGGTTGCCGAGTTGCTTGGCGCTGTCCCCGCGTCGGATGTAAAGACCCTGACACGCCGCGATACGCGCCGCGACCACCGACGCCTCCACGTAGCCGTCGATCTGGTCGAACAGCCGGTCGACCTGCGCGAAACACGGCTCACCCCGGACCTGTGAAAAGCTCTTGCGGCGGGCGTAGAAAACGAAGTCCCGCGCCCGCACCGGATACGCTTCCCGCTGCACCCCGTTCAGCGAAATCCCGACCACGTAAAACGCCGTGGGCTTCCCGTCTTCGTTGAACTGGATTCCGTTGACGACGTTGTTGGCGAGGTCGTACCCGCCGGTCAGCGTGTCGATCAGGTCGCCTTCGATCGCCTGCAAATAGCAGTCGGACGCGCCGGTGAATCCGTTGGTGCGGCTGACGAGGTTGATTCCCACGTCCCCGTCACGGAGGAAGCACCGGTGGAGCATCCGCTGGTATTCCGCCGCACCGCACATGCCGGTGATGTCGGCGGTGGTAATCCAGTCGTTCCAAAGCTCCTCGACCCGGTCGTTGAAATCGGCGTCGTCCGTCGTCGGCCGCACCCGCATCCCGTGGCCGATGACGTTCTCGGTGGCTCGGTCCAGCATGCCCGTCACGAGGACGTTGTTGCGGTCCAGTTCGCGGGCGCGGTCGCGCATCCGCAGCAGCCGCCAGCGGTTCAATGCGGCGTTGGGTCCGCGGAGTGATTGCGACAGGGGCCACCCGCGGTCGACGCGGGACTGATTGGCCGAGTTGTAAATCGCCTGCGATTCCGGAAGCTGCGCCGCGTTGTCGTCGCTCTCGCGGGCATAACCCCGCGGGTACGGTCGCTCGTCCACCGGCTCGGGATCCCCCGCCAGCTTCGGCAGTAGTTCCAACGCCTTGACGTAATAGGCGCGTTCCGCCGCGGCGCGCGGCGAAATGTAACCGATCATCCGTTCGATGAATGGCTGCTTTTGTTTCGGGGTACTCAACGTCGGTTCTTCAGTTGGGATCGTCGAAGGTCACGACGGCGCTGTTGCCCGCGCCGCTGGCAACGTTGGCGTCGTCCTGGATGCGCGTTTCGAGCCACTGGATGACCTTCATGACGGTCGCGGGGTCGGGGATCTGCATCGTGCGACCGCTGATGGTGACGGTCGTCCGGTAGGCCCCCGTGAACAGGGCGTTGCGGTACGCCGCCAGAATCTCGGTGTCGGTGAAGGTCTGGATGGAGCTGGTGTCGAAGGACATTATTTATTCCACGGCTTGAGAAGCCACGCGGGCCTTTCCTCCAGCACGTCCGGACCCAGGGCGTCCAGCGGCTCCTCCGCCGGCGACGCGGCAATCAACCGCACGCCCGCTTCGTACCCTGCCACGCACGCGAGGACGGTTGAATCGAAGTAGTGGTTGATGCGGCTGACCGCCTCCCACCGCGTCACGGTCCCTTCCCGCGGCACGAACTCTTCCACCTGCTTTTCCGCCGTCAGGTGCTTGGCGAAACTCAAGTGGTCGTTGCTCTCGTAGAGCGTCATCGCGCCGGGCTGGTCCGTCGGCGTGTGCAGGCGGGCGTGGACCCACGATTTCCAGTAGTCCACTTTGACTTCCAGGTAGCTCCGGCCGTCTTCGAATTCGATGAATGAATAGCCTTCCTTCGTCCAAATCACCTTGCTCCCCGTCGTCCTCTTGTAAGACCCTTCGCGGCGCTGGCCGATGCCGTAGCCGCGGGTCGGGAAGAATGGGGGCCCGCTCTCGACCGTGAAATCGATGATCGTGTTCTGCCAGTTGCCAGCGTCCACGAACACGAACGTCGGCCGCATCGTCGTCTCCCCGCACTTCCAACCCTCCGCCGCCAGTTCGTCCCGCCAGTCCCTCAACGCCAGGAGGATCGCCTGCTCCTCGTCCATCTGGTCGCTCGGAACTTCGATGCGGCCGTAGGAGACGACGTGCGGCGTGGCGTTCGGCCGCCACGCGAGCGCCGTCCAGTGGCAAAGTCGCTTTCCGATGTCGCAGCCGACGGTGATGCACTGCGTTCCGTCCGGACAGATTCCGCGACCGCGGCTCAGGGTCCGCCGCATGATCACGAAGGCGTCGAGCTGGCTCACGTCGACCTTCGCCGCCTTCGCCGGCAGCGCCCATTGCGACTGACAGATGTCGCGGTCGGCCGCGTCCTCGTCCGCCGCCCGCTTCGCCCGCCACTCCAAGCCGGCGACGCGACTCAATCGCTTGGGGTCGATGACGCTGCTGACGACCGACCACCGAAACCCGAGCGTGCCGGTCAGGGGAAGCGGCCCCGTCACTTGCCCGTCGGGCGATACCTCCTGCCCCTTATGAACCAAGACGCCGTTTCGGTTGGCCTCAAGCCGCTGGTCATTCGTCCACGCCGCGCCACAGTCGGGGCAGACAAGGTGTGCCGACTCCGCGGCCTCGCGTTCGGAGTCGGCATTTTGCCAGCCGGTCAAGTGCTCCCGTTCGGGCGTCACCCACGCGGCGCAGTGGGGACACTTGAGGGCAATGCGGCTGTGCGTCCCGCGGGTGTACTCCTGCCAGGTACGGCCTTGCTCGATGCTGACTGTGCATTCGGCGATCGTTCTGGACCTGTCGCCGAACGCGAGCAGGCGTCGCTCCAGTTGGCTGAACTTGTCGCCCTCCCGACTCTTGCTGCCCACGGCATCGAAGCCGTCCGTCTCCGTCACCATCAAATTTGGCGACGTGAAGCTGGCCCGGCTTTTGTCGTCGCCGCCCGCCGTCATGAACCGCAGTCGCGCGCCGTTGGCGAACTCGAACAGGATCGATTCGCCGTCCTTACTGCCGCGGCCGGAGGTGGGAAGCTGATCCTTGTACCGTGACGCCGCGATCACCGGCAAAAGATCGACTTTCCATTTGTCGCCCACCAGATCGATCGACGGCACGCCAAGGATGACCGTCTCTTTTCGCTCGAACAGCAGGTAGCACGTCGGGATCACAAAGCCCAGAAGGCTTTTGCCGTCCTGGTTCGGGCCCGTGATGAATGCCCGCTGCCACCGGCCGCTATCCAACTCTTTGAACCACAGCCGGGCGACCGGATGCCTGTCCAGCCTGAACCGCCGGCCGACGTAGGGGCCGGACGGGATGATGATTTCCTGCTCTGCAAATTCACTGATCACCCGAAGGCGGGGCGTCCGCATCTCCGACGCCCATGTTCGGATCAGCGTCGTCTCGCCCGTCTTCTGCTGTGCGACTGGTGCTACTGACATCTGCCTGCCGAATCACGCGGATCGCCGCCGCCTCAAACTCGGCCACGCCCTCGTTGAAAATCTCGCCCGCCTCGTTGCCGTAGCCGCGGGTCAGCCGGTCGCCGGTCGCCCGCATCGCCGTTGTTCCGGCCCGCAGGGCGTCCCGCATCAGGTTGATGCGAATGACCGTCCCCTCCCGCTCGTCAACGTCCCGCTCGGCAAGCTTGGCGCGGGCAATGCGCCACCGCTCCAGCGCCGGGGAGTCGGGACCCTCAAAGAAGATCCCGTCCGGGTCATCAGCGGACTTGGGCTTGCGGTAGTCGAGCAGGGCCTTGACCACTGCCGGGCCGTTGAATCGGAGAGTGCGGGCGGTGCCGCGCTCCCCATCTTTGATGCGGGGCCGGACCACTTCGTCGAACTGCCGGGGACTCAGGTCGCAGAGGGCGGCAGCTTCGACGCGGGTGAACCACAGGCGGTCATCGTCGGAGGGCATGGCTGGTGGAAGCGGGAATTGAGGTGGTTCGCGGACGAATCTTTTGGCCGCGACTTACCCGCTCTCTCATAACTCTTGGAAGGACCCGTGTGATATTTTGGCGGAATGTAAGTCCTTATTTTTCATGGGACTTCCAAAACAAAGGACTTATGCTTCCACAAACCCATCAATGATCGGTGTCCCCGATTCCGTCCACACCTGCACAAGGCCAATCTGCCCAGCCCCGGCCGCGAAGGGGATCGTCTGTCCTGGGGGTATGACCGCCCCTCCATCCGCACCATTGACGAGCCATGCCCCCGCCGCACCCGGCGCCCCCGGTTGCCACAGCCTCACCGCAACGCGAACACTAACAGCCGTATCGCGATTGTGGACGGTGTAGACCTTACACCCTGCGTCACCACCGGCGACGCTGAACAGGGTCTGTGCGCCGCTGAAGGTGGTGGCCGTGACGGTCGTGTTGGGTGATGCACTTGCCATGTCTCTTTATCCTTTATGGTGTCACGTTTTCGAGCACGGTCATCAGCCCGGTGACGATGGTTGCCCTGTCACTGCCGTTGGTCGCCACCACTGAGAACTTCCACCCCTGAGTGGCGGATCCCGTGACGAGGTTTGTTGTGTCCGCGCTGGTCAGTTGGAATCGGACGGCCTGTGCCGAGCCCGTGGCAGTCACCACGGTTCCTCCCTTCGTCAGGGTCGCTACTGATCCGATATTGCTGGCGTCCTCGGGTAGTTTCTTGGCGTTGAGGGTGACGGCCCACGTCGTGAGGTCCGTAGGCCAGTTCGTTCCCGGCGGCTTGACGAAATCTAACTGCCGCCCGTCAGCTAAGAGGTAGGCGTCACCGCTGACAATCTCCAGCGACGACCTTCCCACCGGGGAAAGCGGGACGAGCGTCTGGCCTGCCAGGGCGTTGCTGACGCCTGTGATCACACTGGAGAAGTCATCCAAGGGTCCGAGGTCGATGACGCGTGCTTGGGTCGCCCCGCCGAACGGGAAGGTGATCAGCAAGTCGACGTCAGCGCCGGGGGCGTACGTCGCGGGGATGAGCCCCTGTGCGGTCCAGTCGCCCGTTCCATTGTGCACGACGTTGACCTGACTGGAGGCGGTAACGTCCACAATCCCCGAATTGCGAACGCTGACGGTAGGTGTGACGCTGCCGGTCGGGTCGTTGAGTTGGCCGTAGAGCGACGGCGTCAGGAAAGAGCGGAAAAAGTGTTGTCCGGGTTTGTACCCCATAATTCTTGTCCTTTCGTTTACCATCCCCCCATGCCCACAATCACCCCCGCCCCTTCCCTCAAAAGCCCTCGCCGCCCGCGTCAACCCCGCCGTCTCATCCCCCGTCACGGTGGTCGAACTGCCGGTGACGTACTTCCCGTAACTCCCCCACCCCTTCCCCGCGTCAGAACATTCCGAGCAACGCCCCTCCGGTTGCGAGGTCCATCATTGCCACGTTCATCCCCGACGAGGTGGGGGCGGAAGACGTAAAACTGAACGCCGTCGGGTCACCCAAAATGCCATTGTTGGTAAACGTCAGCGACTTCACACCCGCACTCGCCGGCGTGTATTTAACCGTCACTGTCGTATCCCCAATCGCCGTCGTGTAACTGGCGTGGTCGAACGTCCCGCCGCCCCCGTTGTCCGAAGGCGTGATCGTCTCTTTGAGGAACGGCCCATTTGAATTGACGGTCAGCGTGAAGGTCTGCTGCACTCCGACCGCGCCGGAACTGTTTCCCGCACAGGCGTAGGTGACGGCGGGGGTGCCGTTGACCGCGAGGTAGACGTACTGGGCTTTAACAGCCGCCCCGTTGAAGGTTGGGTGCACGCCGTCGATCTGGTACCAGTCCGTGTCGAGCGGGTCCACGAACCGGAAATCCGAAGCTACGGTGGATACATAATCCGCCCCGTTGCTCTTCGCGACTCGGAACGCGTTGACGGTCTGGCGGATGGTTTCCTGCCCCGCCGTCAGGGTCAGCGCCTTGATCATCGTTTGCGACAGCACCTTGTAGCCGGTGCCGTGTGCTGCCGTTACGTACGACGTGTCGTGAGTTTGAATGACCGCCGCGCTGTCGCCGTTGGAAACGTCGTTGATCCCCGCGTCGATGTTGACGATCCGGTTCGCCCCGAAGGCCGCGTTTTGCGAGTAGTACGGCGCTACATTCGCCGCGTAGTTGGTCAAGCACGTGGAGAGCGGACGGCCGGCGACCGCGATGTTCCAAAACTTGATTGCCTGCGCACCGAAACGCGAAAGCTGAATCGAGTAATAATTGTCCGTCACCGGGGCAGTCAGCCCCAGCCCGGCGGGGATGCTGTCCCCATCCATCACCCACATTTGCGAGGGCGTGGCCGAACCGACTTTGTAGGTAGCGGCGGCATAGGCCCGCAAAGCCGTAAGGTCGGCACCGCTTAGGACGTGATCGTAGACGAGGATTTCCGCCCAATCGCTGTTTGCCGGGACGAAGAACCCACCCCCCCCATATTGTCCGATGAATCCGCCGGTCGTAGACGAGTTGACGTTGGCGGCGAGGCTCTGGTTTTCCCCGTCCAGGTACGCGATGCACGCGCCGGTGTCGCCCGTCATGCCGATCATGGCGGGGGCGTGGGAGTGGTAGATCGTCGAGGTATTGGTGACGTTGGTGTTGACCGCGACGACACTGTTATTTTCGGGGAACAGGTCGGCGATATTTCCGGCTCCCGGCGAGTAAAGAACGCCGCCGCCGAATCGGAAGATTATGAAAACTGAGTTCGCGCGGGCGTTGAAGCCGAGCGACGCGGGAAGAGTAAGGGAAGATGCCCCGTCCGACGAGCGAATCCAACTGCTCCCCGCAACCGTCACCTGTTTCATCGCCCCGGTGACGGTGGTGATGTTGTTGCCGCTGCCGCTCTGGTCCGCGACGGCGGACACGTTGCCGCCGGTGACGGTAATGCCCGTCGAGGCGAGATATCTTGCGGACAATCCTGTTGAGGGAGGGGGCATGGGTTAATACTTTTTTGGGGGACGTCGGTTAGACTGCTCAACGGATCCAATTACTTTTATGGAAGGCCGACATGTCGATCCGGTGGCATCTCTCTACGTGGGCTCAGATTTTGGGACGGTCGGCGAAGTATCCGCTGATGAACCGATTGCAAAAGGAACGGCTAATCACGGCCTACCACACTTCGCACTCAATGCTTCCGCTGACGAGCATCGAGCGCGTCGTCGGGCGGGAACTGGCGGACGACGTTTCGGTGCACCTCAAGGCCGTCGCGTCGGTCGATCACAACTGCACCATTTTCGAACTTGTGACGCTGGCGCTACTGGCGAAGCTGGTCAGGCCCAAACGGTGCTTTGAAATCGGGACCTACGACGGGCGAAGCGTTCTGGCGATCGCGATGAACAGCCGGCCCGACGCGGAAGTCTTCACCTTGAACCTGCCGCCCGATTACGTCGAGAATAATCCGGACAAGACTGACGTCGATGTACTTCTCTCGGCCAAGGTGCGGAGCGGGGAGCGGTTTCTTTCGCAGCCCGAAGGCCATCGCATCAAACAACTGTTCGGAGATTCCCGCTCATTCGATTTCTCAAGCTACGACCGCATGCAGTTCATTTTCATCGACGGTGCCCACGACGAGGAATCCGTGTTGAGCGACAGCAGGAACGCACTCAAGATGATTGACCCGGCCGGCGGCATCGTCGCGTGGCACGACGCGACGCGGTACGGAGTGGCACCGGCGCTCCAGCGATTGCTAGGCGAGGGCCACGCGGTTCAGCAAGTTCAAGGGACCGAGATTGCTTTTCTTCGGTTCTCCGGGCGGTAGATTGAGGCCAAATAGTGAAAAAACTAATGCTCGGATTTCTGGTGGGCGTAGCAATTAGCTGGGGGCTATTGACCTTTGTTCATCATCGCCGCGCACGGGCGTTGCTCCAACCGGTCGATCCCACCGTACCGATCACCGAACCACGCATCCCGACACACCTCGCGATCCTGGAACGCCACAAGCAGGAACACGTCGGGGTTGTGTTTATCGGGGACTCGATCCTCGACTACTGGCGCGACCTTCCGTGGCTATGGGATAAATCCTTTGGACGATTCGATCCGAGCAATATGGGAATTGACTCCGATCAGACCGGGCACGTGCTTTGGAGAATCCAAAACGGAGAACTCGACGGGATTAATCCGAGGGTCGTGGTGCTGCTCATTGGCACGAACAATATCGGCTTGGGTCACGATGACGGCGGTCTTGCGGCGGTGGGCGTGGGGCGCGTTGCGGGAGAAATCGAGCGGCGATTGCCGGACGCCAGAATTATCCTGTTGGGGATCCTGCCGCGTCGCGACGGACTTGCCGCGGAAGTTCCCAAGTGCAACGCGGTTCTCCGCAATATGACCGATGGGCACGTGGCGTATTTTGATCCTGGTTCACAGTTAATTGACTCCGACTTCGCTGACGCGATGCACTTGTCGCCGAACGGGTTTCGACACTTGGCCGACCTTCTCTCCCCCGAGATTGAGAGGCGATACAAATGAAGCGGTTACTTTGCCTATTCGGACTTCACCGCTGGCGTTACCGTTCCGGCCCCGCCACGCCGCCCTACGAGTTGAAGCAGTGGCGGCAGTGCGGGCGGTGCGAACGAATGGAACGACAAGAAATCTTCCCTGCGATGGGCGGGGCTGATCTGATTTGGACGAAGGTGGATTAAACTCCCGCCGCCCCCGCAGAAGTTCACGCCCGGTAATTCGGATTCACCCCGAACGCGGCGGCGAGCATCGCAAGATCGTCCTGAGGTTGGCCGAGGTCGTTGGTCCCGGTAATCCACGCCGGACCCGACAGGCCGAAGAGGGCATTTCCCATCACGCAGCCGGGACGGTATGGACGGTGAACATGGTCAGGGGGCGGAGGCGGTGATGGCGCGGGCGAGGGCCTGAGTGATCACGTTGGGTCCGTCAGTCAGTTGCTGGCGCGCGCCCCACATTCCCGATCTGCCGTGGTTGCCAATCGCCATGAAGTGACACGCCAGCGTCATCCCCACGCTCCGGCACAGCGACAGCACGTTATCGATGAGGACTCCCATCCCGGGGTCGGTCTGTGCGGCGGTCGCAGGATCGGCCAGATACGCCGCGTACTGCGCCGGGGAGATGTCCCCTTGCCAGATCAATTCCACCGGCGGGGCGTTGGCGGGGTTGGGGGAGAGCGACTGATTCCACTCGTAGCCGACAAAGGTCCACCCGTTTTTCTGTGCGACCGCCGCATTCGCCTTGAGTCCCGTCGCCAGCGGCCCGTCGATCCACGCCTGACACGCCTTGAGGATGTTGGCGACGGTATCCACGGGCATTCCGTCGGCGGGTTGGAAGTACGGGGCGACGGCGAGGCAGTCCACGTCGCCGGGCTTGAGCACCGTTGAAGCATTCGCAGCCCACGCCTCCCACCCCGCCTGCGCCCCCAGCACGATCTTCGCGCCGGGGATGACCGCCTTGACCAGCTTGCCCATGTGGGCGGTGAGCTGGCCGTGGAGCTTGGCCCCGGCGACGTTGGGGTCGGTCGCCAGCCCGGCCTTCACGCCATCGGCGCGGATCTGATTCCCCTGGTACGCCGGCGAAACATTCCAAAGTTCGTTCGACAGCTCAAAGTACGCGCCGGGACACGCCTTGAAGACGGTGGCAAGGGCGGTGACGTAGTCGTCGGGGGCGGAATACGGGACACAGACCCACGGCGTACAGCCCGATTCAACGCACAATTCGGCCAGTGCTTCGGCGGGGACTTCGTTGGTCGTCCAGTCCCACTGATTCGGCGTGACGCGGGTTGCCCAATTGGTCCGCAGGGTCGGGGGGAATCCCACGCCGTTGACGCGCTGCGCGGGCATCAGGCGGATAACGGCATAGGGCTTGACTAGGGCGAGGAAGGCGTCGCGGTAGGTACGACCAGGCTTTGCGTCGGGCGCAAGCAGACTGATTGCGGTAATGCCCCCCATCCTCCGGAACTCGCAACGGTCGCCGCTGCTGAACGCCACGGTCGCCGTGCACCCACCGGCTCCGTCACTGACGATGTTCTGGACGGTCTTTCCCGGAACGGAAAGGCCGATTGCCGGGCCTTTCCAGCTCAGGGCATAATTCCCGGTGGGGTAGCCGAACAGGTAGGTGAAACAAGCCGCTTGGCCCCCCGTGACGGTCGCGGGGTAGCCGTTGGCGTCGTAGGTGATTTTGGCGGCTCCGACTCCGTACCATCCCGAACATTGCCGGGTCACGTCGCACCATGCCGCCGCTCCCTGGATCGAGTCATTGGCGAGCAGATTGGTTCCGATAGTAAGCTTGGGTATAGGCGTCGGTAAAGGTGCTGGCGCTGGCGTTGCCGACGGTCCCACTGTAGCGGTGATGCTGATCGTCACCGGTGTAGGAGTGGTGCTGGGGGGAATGATGAGGGTGATGTCGCTCATTTATAAACCCAAATCACCGCCAGCAAAGCCAGTGCGGCCCCGGCGGTGAGGATGATGTCAAAGAGGGGATGGTTCATGTTACAATCGGGAGATGAGCCGATTCGAATTGGCGGAGCTGGAAGAAAAGTTAAAATCCGGCGAAGTCGTGATCGAGCATCTTGAGATTGATCCGGAAGTTTCGCACGTCGCGATTCTGTGTGCCGCTTGCTCCCCACCGATCAGCCTCAGCCCCTTCTATAGCGTCAATCGACGCAACATTTGGTTCCCGAGTCCCGTCCATTTGCAGCGAACCATCTTCCGCGAATGGCGAGAGGGGCGCGATAAAACGATGATTCGCGACACGGCTTATTGGGTCGGTCGCTGCGGGCACTGCGGCAGGTACTACGCGGTCATGCCGACCACGGCCGCTCCGCCTCGGGTCACTTAATTCCGCTCAGTCTCTTGTTCTCCTCCCCCAACTCTTCCACCCGCCGCGTCAGCACCGCCACCAGATTCTCCGCCGCGATGACCCTGACCCACAGTCCGGCGATCGTCGCATCGCGGTCCAGCGTCACCGCCCGCCAGTGGCATTCGACGGCCGCCGTCGCCGCGTCCACTCGCTCGGCACAGGGGTCGGAGTTCATGTCCTTACGCGGTGGTCGGGAGGTTGCACAGCGGCTTCGATGCGCTGGAGCCTGTTCGTTTGGTCGCGCTGAGAAGCCTTCAGTTCCGCCAAATCCCGGTCCTGTCTCTCCATCCCCGATTCAACCGCCTTCATGCGGTCCATGATGCACTTCGACCCGTTGTCCGGCACGAGCTGGTCGTAGAGTTTGTCGAGCTTGTCCTGCCGCTCTTTTTTGCGGTAGGCCCACGTCAGCAGCGCGACAATGCTCCCGACGATGAGGATGAGATTGGTGACGATCCCGAGGATGATTGCGGATTGCTCCACGGCATGCTTCTCCGAAATAAATGAGGACGAAACGGTTTAGACGACCACCGTCTTTCGCGGCCCCTTGAAGGCGTGTGCGATGCCGTGCACCAGCACGCCGACGATGCCTTTGCGGTCCCGCCGTGCGTTCCGGGGCTTCTGGTAGTTCTGCCGGGGCAGCGGACCCGCCACGTACGCCGCCTGCAACCGGGCGAACCGTTCGCGGGGCGTCTGCGTCACCACCGGTTTCTCTTCCCGCCGCGGCCGGCGGACGAAGCGGTCGTTGGGGAAGGTCTGCGAGGCGAGGTACGCGGCGCGGCGACGGTCCATTTCCGGCTTGTCGGCCTTCTCCCGGATCACGGACGCGGCGAATGAGGCGAGACGGTCAGCGACGGTGATTTTCTGCTGGTACATGAGTCCTTCCGAAAGGGGTTATTCCCACCTGTCCGGCGGGGCGGGTCGGTAGTGGCTGACGAGCAGGGCGCACAGCAGGAATCCCGCGGCGCTGCCGAGGACGAACACCAGCGCGAAGGCAAGGATGATGAGGAGGGTCAT